GGATCCCTCTACCCATTGCTGTTGACAGGCTTCGTAGATCTCGGCCGGTAGTTCGTCGTTTGGTCCGAGGCTAAGCTCCGTCTTGATGTCCGCAAGAGTAGACGCCTTCGGTACGTACTCGTCAAGAATAGCTTCGCTTTCTTGGGTCGTGCTTACCCTGGTCACCTTGGAAGAGAACCGAATGTATCCTTCCTTTTCACCCCCTGGAAGGACATCCACCAGCAGAATAGAAGTTTCGGGGGTGCCTGTGGACCAATCTACTGTCGTTCCCCAAACCTCCCACATACCAAAATTGGTCGTGTTGCCCTTAATCTCGATAAAGGATCCGGGAAAGATCTTATCGGACCAGGCTCCGGGGATAAGTATCTGAGCCTTTCCGCCCTCAGCGAAGTTCACGGTGAGGTCCGTAATTGGAATTTCCATGTCGCGCGGGGCGAAGGCACCGTCGCCTTCGAAGACCCAGGTCTGGATCGCGAGATCATTCAGGTTTGGGCGCTCCGGTGATACCGGATACTGACGGAACCCGGCCGTGTACGTGGCGGGGAGATATGTCGCGTCAAAATAATCTCGGTCAATATAACCAAGCCACATCCCGAGAGCCACACGGTCGATAGTAATGGTCCCTTCTATGCCGTCGGCGGCAATCGCCTTAAAGCTCTCGTCCACATAGATGTGACCCTCGTTCCCGTCTATCTCGTACCGAAGCACTCTGTAGGTCCCGTCGTTGGCCCCGCCAGCAGACCCGGTGACGGTGAAAGTCTTTCCGGGCTGGAACAGGTACACCCAGTTCCCGCCCAAGAACTCAAACCGCTGGTTCGTGAGGTCGGCCACCTTTATGGGGCGGGTGCCGCTCTGGACGCCAAGACGTCCAGGAAGAATTCGCAATGTGTTGTCATGCGCTATAACAGGGTTCTTCGCGTTCTGTCCACTGTCGAGCTGGGCCCGGTGTACGTATTGACCGTCGGTAAAACCGTTGCGCAGAATGATAGGCTTTACACTGCCTTCCAGTTCGTCCCACTTGTTGTCTCCAGCCTTGTCCGGGTTCCACTGCCGCAGGGTCAGGAGCTTTGTCGAAGAATTGACGTTGGCGGCAATGAGAGCCCAATCCTGGGTTGCGTCAGCCGTAATGGTCCCTAAAATCTTCGGATGGAAGAACGTCACGAGGTTCTTCGCGTCCGAGATTTGGCTCGCGCCGGTGTCCGGATAATCCGGATTCATGCCGAAGGTCTTTACAAGCTTGCCCATAACGGGCTTCATGTTCTTTAGCACGACCACCTGATTGCCGCCGAGATCCTCCAAGTCTCCATGCTGCACAACACCGCCGCTGAAGTCCTTGATGACAATCTCTTTTGTACCCGGAGGAAGGTCTGTCCGGCTCATATAACGTGCTCCTCAAGCGTTGCGGTTACTGTGAGCAGCAAGTCCTGCTTCATCTGCGGATTGGTAGACGCCGGGACGATCACCTGGCGCCAAAATTTCAAACTCTGATTGTAGTCGAGCGCCCCGATAGTGAACGAGAGCACCCAGGTTCCTTCCGGCGATCCGGCTGCATCAGCGCAGAACTTAACCCAGCCGCTCTCGTCTCCTGAGATCACCTGTTCGTTGTCCTCGCATGTGATGGCTGCATCAGACTGCACGTCATAACACAGATACACGGGATCACCGTCAGAGTGGGTGGCCGGAGTAGTCCCAGCGTATCCTCGGGACACGGTTAAGGAAGTCGTCCCGTGTCCCGTACTGATCCACATCTTCTCGGTGCCGATAACGATAACGTTGAGGTTTGTGTCTGAGAACCGAGCTGCTGCCAGGGGAATCGTGGTTACGGAATCGTTGATGTCACCGTTCAGAGTCGTCTGTTCGATGGCTGCATAAAGAGCCTTCTGCTTGGTCTCCCCGGCGTCTCCATCAACGTCGTCCTCGTCGTCCGGGTTGGTGAAGACGTCCTCCAGAGTCACCAGTTGGGTCAGCGCAGCGTCTTCGTATATTCTCAGGCCCATCTTAGTTCCCCTCCTTCGGGAGTAGATCTTTCAGGGCCGCAATGCCACCCCGGGTCTCGACGATTCGGGTCATGACCTTGCTTTTCTGCTCGTCGAGTTGAACGCCCTGCTTGTTCAGGGTGTCGAGCTCTGCCCCCAAATTTTGAAGCTCCATAGTCAGGCTTTGGATTGCTTTGTTAATGTCCTTGGGCATGATCACCTCACCGGTATAGCGGCATCGAGCGCGGCCTTGATGGCCATGATTTCGTCTGCCTCGTCGATCTCGCGAAGGGCCGTAATAGCTCTGTGGAGACCATCCATGATGATGAGTATCTGAGCACCTGTCAAGGTGACCGAAAAGTCACACTCGCGATTCTCATCGAGCTTGTAGGCTTGAGTTGACATTTGCCCTCCTTAGTTGTTGGAAAAGGTTGCATATATGACGGATTCAGCATCTGACGATTGTACGACCGTTTGGCGAGCTCGCATTACATAACCGTCCAGCATGTCTTCGATGCTCTCCATACGGGGCTGTTTCATCAAGTGACCGGCCACCGAACTGGTGCACAGACGGTCGCCGTTCTCGACCGGGCCGACAATCAGAACGCCTGAGTTCTGGGCAGTCAGACAGTCCCCAGCCGCGGCTACCAGATACATTATGTTGCCGGACCGGAGCGGATAACCAAGAGAGTCTCTCTCCGGTGGGTGCTTCTTGACGAGTATAATTACGCCGATAAAGCGTTTGTCGTTGACTTTTGTGGTGTACTGGATCTCACCGTTGTCATTCAGTATTACGGCACGGTCGGGGCGAAGGCCAGGAGCGCCCTGATAAAAGTGGGCTCCCGTAAAAGGGGACCATGCAGTATCGGCGGTAGCCGTGCCGTCGCTGTCGAAGACGAATCGTTCGGTACTGGCGCCATCGTCGTCGAGAGTAAAACCGATTCGGCCATCCTCACTGCCGGAGGCCGTGTCGATAGCTCTGACGAAGATGGTAGCAAAGTGGGACAGCACGTTGTTGACCTCGCCGTAGAAACCCAAAGTTCCGATCACGTCGTTGTCTGAGATGTCGCCCGCAGTGTCATAGCGATAAAAATACTGTGTGGGTGACGCGTCATACTTGTAGAAATACGTAGTTCCGCTACCAAACCACTTTGAGCCTGTGATGTACTGCGAGTTCGTGGTCAGATCGACAAGATTGGCTGCAGCGGGGGTTCTCCTAATCCAGTTCGACCCGTCATAGCTCAGTAGATCGTAATTCGAAGAACCGTCCTCGAAGTGCACCTCTCTGGTGCCGATCTTCACCGAGCCATCACCATAGAAGATGAACAAGTCCGGGTCGAATGCACCGGACGCGGCAAGGCCAAGCCACATCTCGCCAGTAAAGGTGCCGACCCCCACGTTGGTGGCCTTGACTGTCAGCCCGGCGAACTCTTCCCATATATCGGGGTCTGTAGAAGTTAGTCCTTCCCACCTTTGGAGCCCAACGTACTCGTTGAGCGGAATGGTCGCACCACCTCCACCGGAACGTCTGAACCTCAAGTTGAAGTCCGTGGTCGCGTGGTCGACCAGGAAAGTGAAAGTGTCCTTCTCAAACTCGTCTACTATATAGTCACTGGCTATGTCGGTTCCCTGCCATGTTACGTTCTGGAGCACGCCAGCAGATGTTATGACAGTCGTTCCGTTGATTTTGATGTCGCCGCCGGAGGTAAGGTCAATCCCGGCCCCGACAAATTTCTTTGCGCTATCAATAACATTAGAGCTGTCTATTCTCAAAACTCCACCGCTCGCCAGATCGATGCGATTGTTCTGTGCGTCCAGGGTGATCTTGTCTACATTGGCGCCTATCCCCCCTCTGAGTTTCATTATCAGGCCCGCGGCACTGATATTTTGAATGATCAGCGAGTCATCATCATTATGCGTCAAGGTTAAATTACTTGCTTTCATGTTCAGGTCCGAATGCCAGCTACCGTCAAGGGCTTCATGCCGTAGCCAGATTACAGAGCTGCCATGCTCAGTAACACCTTCTCCGTATATTTTGCCGGAGAGTTCAGCGCCGCCGTATATTTTTATTACGCCGAGGCTGCCATCTTTCTCGATTATTATTTGGCTCTGATCTGTCTCCAGCCCGGCCAACACTTGTGTTAACTGGCCTTTGATTTCCAGCTTTCCGGCGCTTTTATCCCACTTAACATAGCCGTTCGAGGAATCACCGAGGATCACGTCTCCTACATCCGTGCCGCCAACTATGGCTTTGAATACATCATTTGAAGCGTTATCATAAATTGCCAGACCGGTGTCCGCGTCCGGAAATATTTCCACCCGAGCTCCGGACGATGCAGACTTCAGATTGTTGTTAGTCTGTAGGTGCACGGAGAGGGCGTTGGCGTGCATTTCGTTGGCCGTGATCGTATTACCATAGATCTCATTCGCCGTGATCGTGTTGGCCGCAATGTTGTCTGCTGTGATCAGGGCCATCTTGTCGCCGGAGCCGCCGAAAACCTGAAACTCGGCCTTCTTCGGAGAGATCACGTCTTTGGCCACGGCCATCAGGATCTTGCCCTGGCCGATAGCTGTGGAGGCCTTTGTCGTCCACTGCAATGCTGTCGGTGTGTTAATGTCGAAGTAGATATACACCAGCGACGATATGTCTCCGGTGCTGCCAGCGTCGATGCTGTAAGTAGTCTCGTCTGTAAGGGTGAGAATACCGGAGGTCCACGAAACCGTGTTATGGTCTACCGCCGAATATGTTCCGTCGAACTGCCAGCCGAACAGAGCTATCTCCCCTACCTTCGAGGCTGTAACAGCGCCGGAGGCCAACACACCTGTAGTAATCTTGGTTATTGTCAATGGGGTGGTTTCCGTGGACCAGGCAGACTCGTTTCCTGCATAGTCTACCGCCCGGGCACGGAACTTGACGGTTTTGTCGACATCTGCGTCATCAAGGAACAGATCGTACAATGGAGTGGTGATGACTCCATCGTCGGGATCGGCGTCTGTAGGTACGGGCGTCCAGTCTCCGCCACTAAGTTGATACTGAAGTATGTAGTGGTCAAGATCCGGTGCTACCGAATCGCTGTCTGGAGGTCGGGTAGCTCTGCTTATGTAAACCCGAACCGTAAGGTGATTTGCTGTGGCGTACAAACCAGGGGCATCGAGGGGAGTCAAGTCTACAGTCGGGTCAATAGTCTGGGGATCGGACCAGGCACTATACTCTTCGGAGTATGGGATCGGTTTCGCCCGTACGGCAACCTGGAACTTTTCGGAGTTCTTCCAATGTTCCCGGGCAATCTCGTAAATGATGTACTTGGGCTTATGAACACCTGCAGACACGTGCTTTGGAATGCTCCGCCATTTGTCGTACTGACCGTCTATGGTGTCCCACCGTCTGACACGAACCTCGTAGGACTCGATAAGTTTGCGTTCTGCGGCGGCTGGTACGATCTTGATGCGGACACTGAACTTCTTATCCTCTGTCTGGACAACCTCCGGATAATCGGTGTCCGAAAGGGTTGGCGCCGTTGGAACCCAGTCGATCTCGGTTCCGAGTTTGGCCCACTTTGAGATCGGATTGGACTTAGGGCTATGAGTGCCATCTAACTTGCCGGAGAAGACACGAAAAGTGCCATATTCACGTACAGCGATGTCCGCGACTTTAAGCTCCACCGAAATGGTATCCTGGGAACCGACGTGCATGTGGATCCCGGGGAGAGCATACGCGACAAGATCGTAGTCTCCGGTATTAACATTGCGACGCTCGATGAAATAGTAATAAGCATCCGCGATCTTCGACGTGAACTGAATTTGCCAACCGCCCACTATAGGAATCAGATTCCACTCCGGGGCTTCGAAGGCCGGGTCTTCGGTGACCGGTTCCGCGTAAGTGCCGGAGCCAAGAACCTCTCGAAGATTGGCCAATGTGACTCTCTTCAGCACACTTGGAGCATCCAGGTCGGAAATGACCAGCATGTCACCTTCGGCCGGATCGGTAAGCTCATCGAGCTTGTGGGCATACTCTCCACCCATGTTAGCTTCCTGTTAAGATGTTGAACGAGGACGCTCCACCATACAGCTTTACGACTTCAAGGTTGGCATTTTCAATAGGAGCGTACCCACTACTGTATTCTTCGATCATGTCACTGGCGTGGGCAGCAATCTGGCGTGATGCAATACGGTCAATCCCACGAACCGCCCGTGCTTCCGCGATTTCGAGAATGACGTCTTCCATGGCATCGGAAAGGGCACAAGCTGTATCTGGCAGAGCCATAGTAGTAGGCTCCGCCTTATACAGAATGTCGATGGTGTAGCCGGAATAAGGTCGAACATACAGAAGATTCCCTCTCCACCACATCTTCGGATGCTGCGAAGTATAGGTGGCGGAATCGTCCGAGTTTTGCATCTGGTTCTCCCAGGAGATGAGATCGACGTACTTGCCCCCTGAATGCTTAACCGAAACTATTCCGGCCTGAGCAAAGAGGGGGAGAGGATCCAGACCCGATATGTCGAAATAGCCGCTCGTTATGTCCTGGGCGGACGCAATGTTAGTCAACTCAGGAACGAGAAACGCCGGAACCTTCGCTACGGCGATGCGCTGAGCCCGATTAAGGATCTGTACGAGCTGGAGGGGGGTCCACTCGCGGTCCGTATCATACTGCTGGAGCCGCATTTCAAGCTCGTCGTACATCTCTTGGAGGGTCATTTCTTACCTTTGCCTTTCTTGACTTTGGAGTCCGGTTTGCCAAGATTCAGTTCGATCTCTTCAGGTTCCGAATCCTTTTCCTCGACTTCCTGAGCGACGAGGACGGGAGAGCCCAAGTTCATCTTGACACGCTTTTTGGGCCGCTTGCCAATCTTGCTTTTGCTGTCGACCCAACCGCCGTCGTCAGCCTCTTCGTACTTAGCCTGCGATTCGAATCTGCGTTTCTCGCCGGTGTCCCAGCGATACATTAAAAAGGCCATGTAGTGCTCCTCGAAAAGGTGAAGGGGGCCGAAGCCCCCTATCAGGATGAAACATCAGGACGCAGCGATCTGATGAACCTTGTTGATCAGCATCACTGTGACCAGGACGGCAGAGTTATCTGACTGAGCATCCACGGCAACGGCAGCCGAGTTTTCGCTCAGGGCGGAGCCGTCTTTCTTGAAATCGTTCTCGCCATTGAGAACTTCAAGGAAGTCTCCGGCAGCCACATCAGTGGTGCCCTCGACGTATGCCTCGCACTGGCCGCCCTTCTGCAACCAAACAATGTCGCCCGCCTTTTCGGCCCGTCGGGCAACGGCAGTGATAGTCGGACCGCCGATGGTGGCCGGGGTAGCTGTCTGCACTTCCTGACCCGCTGTTTGGCTGTAGGTAAGCTGGTAAACTTTACCAAGTGTGAGGGCCGAAGAAGCGTATGCAGAAATGTATGTCTTGCCATCCCGCGTCAGCTCCTGACCGCAGTACTCCGGAGTTCGACCGAAGAACTTCAGGCCCTCATCTGCAAGACCCTGTCCGAACCTGATGTTCAGGTTATCCTTACCCATATTGTGCCTCCTTTAGGAAGGAATGAGGGGCCTTGACGGCCCCATCATGGTTAACCCATCAGCCTTATGGCGAGGTCGGAATATAGAGTCTTCGTGCCGTACAGCACGTCGAGACGGATGATTTCCTTGTCAGTCAGGATGTTGTAATCCTTGATGACGCGGACAGACAGTCCGTTGTAGGACTGCCTTGCGCTCCAACTCGTACCGTCTGGAATCTCCAACGGCACGGTCACCAGAGCGAAGGCGTTCTTATGGAAGCCTAAGTTCTGAGGGCCGGTAACGTTGGTGACCTGAGTCAGATCGGCGTTGTTGGCGTGCAGAGCGGATACGGTGTCGTATGCGCTCTTGTCGGAGAGGCTGGATCCACCGCTGGCCGCATCCTTGATGATTGCCGGTTCAATGACGAGAGTGGCCTCGCCACTGGCGTTGGCAGCGGACACGTCCGCGTTCACGACAAACTGCTTCAGATGAGGCAGAGTCTCACGGGAGATCGGGTTGACGTCGTACACGTCGGCGATGGTGATGATCTCGCCTTCGTATACGGGCGTCGAACGGTCGGCTCCCCAACCGTCGGTATCGAGCGAGTGGTACTCAGCGTCGTAGTCCGAGGTGGCCGGGGATACGACGTTGACCTCTACTGGGCCGGTTACAGCCCAGCTACCAGCAGTGTGAGTCTTGATCTTCTGGGTGGCCAGAATGTCAAAATTCGCGAGAGTGCCGAGGTAGCCGCGGGTCAACATCGGGTCGACCTTTCCGGGCAGGAGCAGGCCCTTCAATGAGTCTGAAAGGCTCCAGGCTGCCAGGGGTTCCAGAACCATGCTGCGAGAGTCCGAAGGAACGGACGCTTGGTCCAGCTTGGCCGCGGCGTCGGTAAGATCGGAGAACGCATTCGGAGTGGTTCCGGGAGTTCCGACCGCTCTGTGCACATCCTTATACAGATTGGTCAGTTTGCCGTCAATGTTGTCGGCAATCTGGATCATGGCCGGAGTGATATACCGCTCACTGTACTTCTCGATGGTGAGGGTCAGGTCCTTCGAGACGAAGTTCCATGGAACGTTTGCCTGAGTATCCACGGTCAACGTGGTGTACGACTCAAGGACGTCCTGGAGCTTGTTCGTGATGTCAGCCGTCTCGTTCACGGTGAATTTGACGGGCTTACGAATCCGAACCGAGTCACCAATTTCGTGGAACTCATTCACGAAGTCGCGGTGTACGCGGCTTGCCATGACCAGGGCATTAACTAACTGCATAATCGCTTCCTGTGCGATTATAGTCGGCGTAATGAGGGTGTTAGCCATAGGTTATTTTCCTTGGATTTGCTTGCGCCGTCTCCTTACGTACTCTTCGATGGAGAGACCATCGAGAGAACCCGCGTCCGGGAGGTCTCCTCCACCCCCCACGGCGGGCACCGGTTCGGGCGCGTTCGAAGCCTTCTTCTTGGGTTGCCGGGACGAAGCCTTCAACAGACCGCCAATTTTGCCGATCTGAGCTACCGCAGAAACAGGGTTCCGGCGCGATGCCTCGAAAATATCATCAGCAATGTCCGGATTGGAACCGAGATAGTAAGCCACTTCGTGCGCGTTATCCAGTTCAGCGATGGTCTCGCGCATCAGATCGTTGAAAAGATCCTGAGCGACTACCTCGTCGTAGTCTTTATAGACCTTTCGGCCTTCCTTGGCCGCTTCTTGAAAGCGGGACTCAAGGCGACTACGCTCCCGAGCCTCTTCATCAGCCTGTCGAGCTGCCTGAATCTCGGCCTTCAGATCTTCGGTAGCTTTCTTTATGGACTGATCGATGAGAAACTGGGTTCGGGCCAAGCTGTACTCTTCAAACGTATCGAACTGGTCCTCGCGAGGGGGTCCCTTCGCTTTGCTGTCGTAGCGTTCCGGGGGATCTCTTCCCTCCAAGGCAGCCAGTCGACTCTGCATTTTGTCAAGTAGGGCCTGGGCCTTCTCGGCTTTGCGTTCTGCTTCCCGCTGCTTGCGGACTGCTTTGTTGATGCGCCTCTGAACTCCATCAGGAACGTCGGAATCTTTGTCCTGGTCCTGGGATTCGGGCGTGTCTTCGTCCGTTTTGGTCGGGGGCGAAGTTTCGACCGGTCCTCCTGCACCCAGTTCGTCCGAGACATTGAGAGTATCCGGAAAGTCTGCCGCGTCTATAGTCGGGTCCATCCGGTCCTTCTTCTCGGGTTCAGGCATAATAGCCTCCTTGTATGTAGCCTGGTGTTAAGCGTCGCCAGTACCGCGCCCTGTGCAAGCCACAGGTAAGCATCGTGCGCCTTACGGCTCCGTTTTGACGCCATTTGCTCTCATGGTGTCGTAGATGCCGCGAGCTAATTCCCCTCCAATCCGGCGGAGATCGGAGTGAGTGAGGACAAACTGATAGTCCCCAAGGTTGTTCTTATATCGGTAGCCGTTTTCGGCCATGCTGCATTCCATGAACTCGTGGATCAGAACCTCCAACCGATCCCAGTCGGTAGGAAGGATTTTCGTGTCTATTCCAATTTCAGCTTCGAATCCATCAAACCAACCAGCTCCTTCTGGAGACCTGGTCGTAGACTTTTTGACCCGAAACTTTCTCCCGTCAGCGAGATAAGACTTGGGGAGCTTGAGCATTGGGGGTTCCTCCTCCCTCTGCAGCGGGCAGCTTGAACCCGGCTGCGGCTATGGCTGCGGCGGCCTCGGCCTTGCTCTTTTCGGCATTATACTGAGCGCCCTTCATACGAGCCTCGGCTTCTCCCACCTTGTACTGGAGGATTGGGTCCTCTTGCTGCTCTTCCTCCTGTTCCGGGGCGCCTCCCAGACGGGCCAGCATTGCCTGTGCAACAGGCTGGAGCCTCTTCGCGATTTGCTGAGCTCCCGGCCAGTCCATATTCTGGACGAGTACGTCCCCGATAAGTAGAAAAATTTCGGAATTGGCCTGTGCGATCTGCATCATCGCATCGACCGCCTCTTCACGCTGCGTGGTGAAGGAAGGACCAGCTTTCACCACTACGTCGTACTTTCCTACGTCCAGAGCGTTGATCTTCTCCTGACCCTGCTGGACGTTGATTGGAACCAAAGTTTGCTCCCCCTTGATGTCGGTCACGCGGACCATCCGCTCCGTGTCGTATATTTTCGGGATCAGATCTACGAGAATCTTGCCGGTCCACCGAATGGCACGGGCCAAGTTGTCAATAAACGCATAAGTCGCAGTGTCACCCTCACGCTGCCTGAGCAAGATTGCACGTCCGGATGTCTCGTTGGAGCGAGCCCCGAGAGAAGGGTCGTACAGTCCGGTCGTAGATTTGATGTGCTCCGAGTTGACCTTAGCCCGTTGTTCAAGGCCTGTGGGTATGCCGGGACCGGATTGCCGCTTCGGCGGTGGCGCGTTCTCGTCATGTTCGTAGACGAGATACGGGATGGTACGCTTGTGGGCTTCCTTCCAGACCTTCTCGTGACCCCGTATCTGACGGGCTGTGATGATGTACGGAGCGAGCGGGGCCAGGGCGACCTGTTCGGTAGCCTTGGACTCCCAATAGTTGAACATCTTTTGGGGGTCTTTTGCGTACCGTACAAGACCGCGGATCTTGCGGGCGCCTGCTATGTTTAGTTCCTTGCCCCAAACCGGAATAAGCGGAATGTACTTTCCGGCCCACCAGTTTGGACCCTCCAGGATGTCAGCCCCTGATATAACATATTGAACTACCTTGAAGGAGTCAACTATTCTGGAGCGCGCAACGGTGGGTCCATCGGGATACTCTTCGCCGGTTATCTCGTCCTGGACCATCTGAGGCTGCTCCGGTTCGATGTCCGTGACAGTCCCGTCCGAGAGTTGGAAAATGGTCTTCCTCATCGGGACTTTGATCCAGTACCCGGCTATCCGTATCTTGTCGTCTACCCGCCAATGTGTAAAATCAGCCTGGTCTCCTACGTCTAAGGGGGCGGCGCGTTTTCCAGGGTATCGACTGTTGAACTGCTCTTCGGTCAGGAGCTCGGTAACGAACATGTGCATGGCGTCGGAAAGGTTGCGCTTCTGGGCTCCGGCATCCCAATATACACTGAACGGGTTCGGGATGGACTCGACCACAATGTCCTGCTCGAATACGTCGTCGTCTGAATACTCGGTCAGTATCCGGAACCAGCCCCGACCGCAAATAACGGCAGACTCGAAGGCCATGTCGTAGACCTCTTCGGCATCCGATGTGTACTCGATGTTCCGAATCAAGCCTTCCATGGTTTCGGCCGTGTCGGGATCTGAATTACCATCCACCGGTATGATCTGAATCTGGGGGCGGTTCTGGCGCTGGTCGCCGACTACCTGATCTACCTTCTCCTGCAGCTTGTTGATGACAAGACATGGGCGTCCTTCCTGTTCCCGCTCCTTCTTTAAGGTATCAGGCCACTGATCTCCGTTGTAGAATTTCAGATCGTCCAGGGCATCAGCCCTATTCTCCTTGTCGTTCTCCAAAGCGGCTTCGAACCTCTTGCGGGCCAAGGCCAGAAAGGCCTGCTTTGTAGCCAGCTTAGACTTCGAGGTAGGTGTGAGCTCTCCCTTTCGTCTTACCATTGCATTCTCCTTAGATCATCCAGATGTCCCGGCTTGGGATATTCTCTGACAAGGGCGGTGGAATGTAGTCGACTGGACCGTCGTTGAAGCTCATATTTCGAAACACGCCTACACAAACGTACTGGAGTGCATCATGTGGATGCGACCATTTGTTCTTCATCGGGCGAACGCCATACTGGTCGGTGCCTGGTACTTTCGGGTATGCATAACCGCCGACGAAACCGTTTATCAGACGGACGCACACGGGGTCTATAACGAGACCGCCATGGCGGTTAATGCGCTGCTGTACCGCGTCGATGCGAACCGTCAGGTTATTCTCTGAGGGCCTCACATCCACCTTGCACACGTCGCGCATTAGAGCTGCATTGGAGGTGAATCCGCCCTCGCGGCGACTGTAAGACGTGGAACCTGCCGGGTCGCCCCAATCAACGTAGTAGGCTCCCGGATACATCGAGTTACAGGACTCGACCACACGGGAAGTAAAGTCTACGATACCCTCGCGGTCGGTCCAGAATTCCCTGAGAACCTCGAATCTGTGCGGCTCCGGAATCTGCCCCACCACACACGCCGGGCAGTTGCCCGAATTATCCCACCCCCGAAATAGAACATCGCCTTTCCATTCAAGGGGCTCCGAAGCCACATGTATACTCTTGGAAAAGCCGGTGTAAACCATTCGGCCTTTGACGATGATTCCAGGCTTGCCTTCAACGTACATCTCGACCCAGTCGGGATTGTCGCGATAATCCTCACGGAGTCGATCATAGTAGTTGGGAGGCAGGTTTGCTTCATTCTCGAATGGAGGCTGCCAAAACCCAACATGGCCCTTTAAAGGCTGACCTGACGGGACGGGACCAGGCGGAGGTGTAACCCACGCAAACTGGCTGTACGTATCGTGCTCTACATCAGGTGGGTTAGTCGTCTCGATGCCAAATCGCTCGGGACACCGACGAGGAAATCGCCCGATGCGGTTCTTCAGAATGCGCTTGACTTCCTCAGCCACCTCGATGCTTTCGTCAATCCAGTAGCCCGTGATTTCAAGGCTCTTGAACTTGCCGATCTCTTCCGGGCGGTCGCAAGACCGAAACATGGCCTCCACGTTCAACTTTACGCCTTTGTGACGGCCCTCTTCGATCTCCCACTTCAGAGTGTAAATGTTTTCCTGGCGCCTGAGTTCCCCATGGGGAAACCAGTCGAAGACCGTCCGTTGGGTCGTGTCTCGGAGCTCAGGATAGGTGTTTCGGAGTATAACCCACCGAGTGTTCCGAATTCCGTATGTCGCCCAAAGGTGGTCCGGGATATACTTGAAGAGTTCGACCGAAGCCCCAGAGGTCTTCCCTGAGCCAACCGCGCCCACTATACAGCGAATTTCGGCGTTCGACTCGTGGAATTTCTTCAGGGTGGGCAGCGCCCTGTACTCTATTCGGTCCTCAACCGGACCGTCAGGAATTGCTCGTAACTGTCGCGGCATCTTGCTTCTTCTTCTTAATCTTGTCTACGTTATAAGTGATCTTGACCTGAGCCTTGACGTCGTGGTCTCGCCGGTCCCGCCAGTTGCCGGGCTGTCTGTTTTTGAGCCAAAATATCTGAGCAATGGTGTCCGGTGGAATGACGCGGGTGGAAGACTTGGTTTTGACCAGATCGAAGGGCTTTCCGGCCCGTTCCCCGACTTCGCGATCCTCTACCACTTCGGTGATCTCGAAACCGGTGGCCCGGCGAAAAAGCGAGTCCCGGACTTTGGCGTCCGCCTCGGCAGAATAGTTCTCGAACATTTTGTGGAATTCGGCGTTTGAATGCAGAATGGCAAGGAAAGTCCGCTCCGTCAGACCCAACCTTTTGTAGATTTCTTTGCGGGGTACGCCGTCCAGGAGCCACCACTTGATCTCCTGGAGCCTGGGTTCTATGTGTTCCTCGTAGGAGTACTTATTAGACGTTCCCATGCTTGACTTCTCCTTTGCGTAACCGTGAATTGCTAACGGTGTTGCGTCGTCTTATCGGCTTTCCTGCATCCACCATCTGGCGCCGGGCCTCCAAGAGAGCCCCAATGATGCCGTACAAATGAGAAGGTTCCATCACGACCAAATCAAACTTGGCCTTTACCTGGCCCCTGAACAGAAGGGCAAAGACCATCCTGATTCGATCCCACCAAGACTCCGGTAAGGAGTAGAGTTCTCCGTAGAAACTTACGGATGTAGTGCGGATCTCGTGGTCATAATCGACCTCCATGACCAAGGTGCACCCTGGGTCACCACATCCGCACATAAGATGGTACAGTGTGTGGTCCTCACTGATCGGGACCTTTCCGGCCCCCTCGGTAACGCTCACGCATTTGCCTCACAATCGCATCCAGGGCTTCCTTATCCCTGTGCATAGATTCTATAATTCCTTCGAGCCCCTTTATGGCCCTTTCAAGTGGACCGAACGCAGGAGCCTCATGTTCAAATTCGGGGGGTCTTCTATCAGTGCTTCTCAACGTTGCATCCCGGTGACCCCCCGTGAGGTGGGCCGTGTGGGCACGTCGCCTCTTCTTGTGCCGGGCTTGACAAAACGGTGAGTTCTTATGGGTAATCTTATACAATTCTCGCCAATTTGTCAAACGTTATACTGCATGTATGGTAGCGGGGTGGAGACTCGAACTCCAAAGAATCAGGTTATGAACCTGACCGGGACACCTGTCCTCCCCGCGCTGAGACCCAGCGGCAACTCGCGCCCCGACTGGAGTACGGCGCGAGCATGTACGCATTATAGACACGTTTCCAAAACGCGTCCGCATTTACGGCATTTGTCGTCGTGTATGATGCCGCCGCATTTACAGAAGTCCACAAACCCGTAGGCCCGTGGAGTATTATCGTGGTGTTGATAGAGCCATTTCGGATCGACTTCGGAGGCATACTCACATTCGTCGCCTTCCAAGGTCCCTCCTGTCAGTGGCTTTATGTGCTCTTTGGCCATTGCAATCTCTTCTTAACTGGTCGGGACGCCCCAATTTGAACGGGGGACCACTCGCTTCCAAGGCGAGTACCCTACCTGACTGGGCCACGTCCCGCATACTTGTTAACGGCATCCATGGCAGGATGAGCATTGCTTGCAAACCGTGCCTTTGGACTCGATAAGTGCGATAGGAAACCGCATTGTGGTCTCCTTCGTAATTTTGGGCTTTTCGTACGACATTATGGTCTCCCCAATGCTGGGGCCGCGAACCGGATTCGAACCGGTGATCACCGGCTTGAAGGGCCGGTGGCTTGGACCACTCGCCTACCGCGGCTGAATGGCTCCCGGAGGAGGACTCGAACCTCCATAGTTCTGGTTAACAGCCAGATGCCTTTCCATTAGGCCATCCGGGATGGAACGGGCCTGGGGGATCGAACCCCACACTTCGGCTTGGAAGGCCGATATGTCGCCAACAACACCTTGCCCGCCGGAGTTAGCGTTTCTTGCGCTTTTTGGCCTCCTCGATTTTCCTCAGAGTGCCGTAGATGTAGGCCTTCTTGCGCTTACCCTTCAGGCCCTTCTTCCGGGCCTGTCTGCTTAGGGCGCGATGTGCTTTCTTGGGCATGTCGTTCTCTCAGGAGGGCTTCTCGATACCGCAGACGCCCTCCCATCCAGGGATTCATGTCACGAGTGAGCTCCCGATACGCTCGAAACCGGAGCAGCCTCCGGCTCCCATCTGTAGGTTTTGAACCAGATTTGCTGGTCGCATGGGTAGAGCTCACCTTCGACACCTCGCATGAGGAAATCCCCGTACTTGCCATCAAGGGGACCCTCTTTCGTCATCACGCGAAATGGATAGTTCATCTGCACGGCATGTACCGTGACAGGAAGTTTGCGGCAGGGACGCATTTTCGAAGTAGCGACTTTCGTGACGTCCCGGCCCATAGAAGTAACAGTTCCAACCTTCACTACGTACCCCCTTCCAAGGAGAGAAGTTCCTCTAAAGTGTACTGGCCGACCATATCGGCAAAATTGTACCTGCCCTTCGTTTGTCCGATCTCGCCTTTCTTGCGGCAAACCCGGCAGGTTACAATTTCGGGCACGGTGTCGCCCATGCCCAGCTCAGTTCGAGTGTATTCGCCACAGTTCCAGCATCTCGAAACGAGGTCGCAATCAGAGTGGACCGGACTGCCGGGAGTGAGACAAGTGTCTTGGCTGTCGAACTCGTCAAAAATGTCCATTGTAGGGTCCTCACGCCAGTTCAGGGGGTCCCCACCCGTATGGGACCCAATGAGAAAACGGGTACGGAACTGCGAATCCACACGACAGAGGCCGGTGTGATGTGATCATCGGATTCGCCTTGTACGGGCTACAGAGTTCACGGTGTACCCCCCGTACCCCGGGGCTTTTCTGGGGCACGACGGTGTCGTCCGGACGCTGAGGGCACAGGGACAGAGACAACACCGCCGAAGCCCGTTACTGGCAATATGGGGCCTGTTGTGGCTCTTGTCAAGGCCGTAGGGCGTACTGTGGCCGTGTTGTGGCCCTGGATAGCAAGCAAAGTGTCCTGTAGCGTGGCTTTTCCCCTCCAGCGAGCCGGAGTGAACTCCACGTCTTTGAGTCTATTGGCAAGTTTCGCGCCATGCGGATTTCGGCGGTTTTGGACGTTCGACCGGCAAATATTGCCGACCGCCCCCGGCAATTCTTTCCAAACCCGCGCTGCACGGGCGCTTGAACGGCACTCGACGGCGCTTGACGGGCCTTCAACCCGGCAAAATTTTCCCCTTTTCGCGACAGGCCGAATTTGGCATGGCACGCGTCAAACGCCCGGCCTGCGGGGGTTTGCGCGGTTTGGCACGAACGGCACGAAAATCGCGCTAATCGCCGTCGAATTCGCAATCGCGATGCTCGCGATAAGCTCTTTCTCAATCTCTCACTGGAGTCACAAATGCGTAACTGTGAGATTCATACTTCTGGGAAGGTCTTGACGATCACTGTAGACCTCTCTAAGCCCGGTACGGAGTCTGCTTCCGGGAAGAGTGTTGTGATCGGAAGTACTCAGGGCAATCAGGCAGTTGCTGGGCCTGGTGGAAAGCAGTTTCAAGTCGGTGTCAACGTCTACACCCGGAAGTAACCGTCTGGCCCCCTAACGGGGGCCTTTCCTTTACCCCGTTCACGGTAGCGTCCTATCGGGAGCTGGGTAAAGGGAAACCGGCCGGGCCAGTGCAACCCATAGGGACTGCAACGCCGGTACTTAGCTCAGGCAAGCCGGTAAAGCTAACCTGGTTAACCGGCGGTTTCCCAGTTACTTAACCCCGACAGCCCACAAGCCTGACAGAACGACTGGTCGAACCTGCCGCAGAACAGGAGGGCAAGTGGGCCAAGGACAACAAGTTAGCCTGCCTGACTCCACACCTGACTTTAAGGGCCGAAGGCTATCGGTGGTCAGTACAGGGGAGTCAGGCTCCCTACCTGGAGAGGAAGAATGAGACACCAAACTGTACCAGACCGGGAAGCACTTAAGGTGCTACCGGTAGAAATACCGAAAGATGTCGTTGCCGTTTTGTCGGCAACGGTGTTGCCGTTGGACGGAGTATACATGGTGGATACTGTGTATACTCCAGAGCAAGCCGGGGTTTATTACTTCCCGGCGAACTTGTTAAAAGGGATGCCCCACTATATCGGGCATCCTGACACCGCCCGGTTCGTGGAGAACCTGGGCGCAAGGCCCAGCGAGTGTAAACTATTCGCTGGGCTACAGCCGGGTGAAAAGGCAGTGGTAGTAAGCCTTGCACCCGGAGTATCCCTCCGAGCCAAGGAGGGGTTTTCGGCTCCTCATGTGAGATTGACAGAGCCGAAAAAATCCCTGACTGTCCGTATTGTGGAACGGATAGCCAGTCAGAGAATTGGCCCGCCGGACTATGACGAGCTGGCGGGTCGCTACATTGAGTAAGAGAG